TGGTAGGAAGGTGATATGACTCCCGTTGAGCGTATGTTGGGGATGCTGACTAAGGTCAAAGGTCGCAACGGGTCTTGGACTGCCTGCTGTCCTGCCCACAACGACAAAGGCCCATCGCTGGCTATCCGTGAAAACGAGGACGGTCGAATCCTGCTTCACTGCTTTGCGGGGTGTGAGACATTAAATGTTGTGCAGGCTTTGGGCATGGACATGACTGACCTGTTCCCGCCAGACGACAAGCGCCGTGAGTACCCAGTCGATGGCAAGAAGAGCATGAAGCCTGCGTTCTTTGCCAGCGACTTAATGCGCATCATTTCGTTTGAAGCGTTGGTGGTTGCCATCTGCGCCTACGACCTAAGTCAAGGCAAGAAGTTGAGCGTAGGCGACAGAGAGCGAATGAAATTATCACAACAGCGAATCGAAGAGGCGGTGAAGTATGCAAATGTCTGACGTACACAAAAGAGCGCAAGAACTTGACGATGCTCGAAAAATCCGTATCGTGCGCCCTGACGAGGTTGACTTTGAGAAGTACCTCAAGGCCAACGATGTGGCCCAGAAGGTCAAGCAGGCAAGTGAGTTTTTGGATGAAATCCAAGATGAACTTGCAAGCCCAGTGGTCGATAACCACCAAACAATGCCGTGGCCTAAGACCCACCAAGGCTTTCAGTACCGCGCTGGTGAGGTGACGCTGTACGCTGGTGGCAACGGTGGCGGCAAGAGCATGGTCACAGGCATGATTGCCTTGGGCCTTGTTAAGCAAAAGCAGAAGGTGATGATTGCTTCGTTTGAGATGAAACCTAAGCGCACGCTGTTTCGCATGATGCGCCAGTTCGCTGGTGAAGACATCACACGCCCACGGTATATGGACAAAGAGCGATACATCGGAAACATTGCACAACGATTCAACGATTTTTGCGGTATCAACTTGTGGTTATACGACCAGCAGGGCACGACCTCAGCAATGCAGGTGATTGCGATGGCCCGCTATTGCGCGGTGGAGTTGGGAGTGACTCATGTCTTCATTGACTCGTTAATGAAGTGCGTATCAGGCGAAGACGACTACAACGCACAGAAGGCATTTGTGGATGCAATCACCGCGCTGGCCCGTGACCACAACATCCATGTGCATTTGATTCACCACATCCGCAAGTTGGCGAACGAAGAGATGATGCCAAACAAGAACGACATCAAAGGCACGGGCGCGATTGCTGACCAAGTCGACAATGTTTTGTTGATGTGGCGCAACAAGAAAAAAGAGCACGACGCACAGCAGGGCAAGATGGTCGACATTAAGACGCCAGACGCAATGCTGATGTGCGAGAAGCAACGCAACGGCGAGGCCGAAGAGTGGTATCACCTTTGGTATCACAAAGACAGCCAGCAGTTCATTGAAAATCCAGACAGTGTTCCGATGTCTTTTGACAACGGGGGAAGATTTTGAATGAGGCGCAAGAAGGTCAAGGAGAAGATGAGCATCGTCACCGTTGTCTCGTTCGACACATCATCAAGATGCGCATCAAAGATCGCGATAGCGCATACCGTTGGTTCAATGGTTACTCTGACAAAACTGGGAGGTATCACAAAGGGTGGAATGAACTTCATCCCAAGTCATGCCTTGAGAGAGATGTTAGAGATCAATGGGCCAAAGGCAACCGGGGTAACACAGGAGAATGGAAATGAAAAAAGAAGCAGAACTTAGTCCGCTGGCAAGACAGATCATGGGCAATGCGGGCACCATGAAATTTTTTACTCAGTCCGAGTTTGATGCGGCGCTGACCGAGGCCAAGGCCGAGATCATGGCAATTGCAATTCAGACAACCAAGCAGGCTCTTTTAATTGAGCGCGAAGAGTGCGCAAAAATTGCAGAAGAGTACAAAGATGGTCTTGAACGAAATTATTCTGAAATTATTGCTGAAGCCATTCGTAACCGCATACCAAGTCAGAGGCAGTAATGACACAAGACGAAGAAATTGAATACGAGCGTTTAAAAACCGCAAGAGATGAACTTCTGTTGACTGTGGCTAAGTTGCGCGGAGATATTGATACTTTGTACGAGATGTACAAACAAGCCTGCCAACAGCGCGATGAATTGATGGACGCACAAAGAGCAATGATTGCTAAGGCGCGGGGGCAAATGCAATGATTGAACTCACACTACCTTGGCCTCCAACGGTCAACACTTACTGGCGCAACTTTAATGGTCGCACCATCATCAGTGCAAAGGGGCGCGATTACCGCAAGGCTGTTGCTGATCAAGTGCTGATACAGCGTGCGGCCAAGCATATCGACTATGCCGTGAAGGTGGAGATACAAGCGTTCCGACCAGACCGTCGTCGTCGTGATTTAGATAATCTTTTGAAAGCACTGCTTGACTCCATGACTTACGCAGGCGTTATGCAGGACGATGCACTGATCGAAGACTTGAGAGTTTATTGGGCCGATGAAATAGGCGGCATGGTCAAAGTAACTATTGAGGGAATTTTATGATTGCATATGCATTTCGTTTTCTTGATAAAGATGATGAGCCAGTCGGTTGGTATGGAATTGCTTTTGCGCCAGATAAAAGAGAATTGTTTTGGCAAATTGATCAGCACGGTGATCCATACAGTTGTGAAATAAAAGTATTGAATCGCGGAAGTTGTTGTCTTCTCAAAGATGATGATGATGAATTTGTAGACGCTGAACTTGACACAGATTTTTTGGTCAACAACAAGCCTTGGGTCAAACCTAAATGGAAGAAGCCACATGAAAAATGAACCAGAAATGATTGACATCTTTGCAATGCTTGCAATGGTCGCGTTAATTATTCGTAATCGTGAAGGCGAAGACATTGTGCGCTCGTCTTACGAAATAGCCGAGCAAATGATTGAAGAAAGGGATCGATATGTGGACTGATCTATTGAATATTTTTGTGCTGGCGTTGGCCGCCACAGGCTTTATTTTTTGGGTCTGTGTTTGTTTTGTTGTTTGGTTTTATTGGATGTGCAAGCGTCCACCACAGGAGTGAAGAATGAGTGAAGACAGAGACCCGCATAAAGCAGTTGACTACATCTTGAAGCACGCCGCGCTATTCGCGAAGGCCAAGGCAGAGAGAACATATATCGAGCAGTACCGCAAGAGCCTCAAGGGCATCTTGATGAAGCGAAGCATGGAGACCGCCATTGGTGCGCAGGAGCGCGAGGCATATGCACACCCCGAGATGGTTGAGTTGCTCAAGGGCCTGCAAGCGGCGGTAGAAATCGAGGAAAAGTTGAAGTGGGACATCACGGCGGCAGAGTTGCGCGTCGAGATATGGCGCACTGAGCAGGCCAACAACCGCGCTGAAGGCAAGGTGACGATGTGAACCATTTTCAGTTGTCTATATTGCACGGTCTGGGCTGGGTGTTGGTGCTCTTTGATGGGTGGGAACTTCACAGCCATTGGCTTGCTGTAGTTGGATTTATTTTGTTGTTTTATTCAGTGTGGAGAATGATTGTGATTAAAGAACCAGAAGACGAAGCGTTTGAAGCATTAGAAAAACAACAGGCTGAGGGCTGGCGCAAGCGGCAAATACTTGCCATGCGTACCAACATCGAATCGTTTGACGATTGGGATCACAGCCACAGGCCCGAGCAGTATTGGGTGGAGCGTCGCGCATACCTTGCAGGATTTGATGCTGGCTCACGCTATGAGCGACTCAAGCGGGAAAGCAATGACTGACCCCAAAACCTACAAGTGCCAAGTGTGCAGAACAAGACCAGCGGTAAAGCAAACGAGAACAAGCGACGGCAGGCCCCAGTGGCGTTGCCAGACTTGCATTGATTTGAAAAACCGTTCGGGCTTTACTAAAAACAAACAATGACAACACTCAAAGAAAAAAAGCACATGAGCGCGGTGGCCGAGTTGGGTTGTGCTGTATGCCGCCGCATGGGCTACCCCGGCACGCCTGCCGAGTTGCACCATCCAAGGCGATTGGCGGGGGGCTGGGGCCGCTCTAGCCACATGACCGTCATACCGCTATGCCCAGAGCACCACAGGGGCGCTACGGGCGTCCACGGCCTTGGCACGAAGGGGTTCCCTAAACACTACGGCTACGAGGAAACCGACCTGCTGGACGACACCCTAAAGTTGCTTGGATACAACACTAGGGAAACTACCTAGAAAATAATTTAAAAAAGTTGTTGACATGGTTTAAGTTGGTGTTAAACTTCATACATCGACACAGCAATACCGCATAGTCGAGACAGTGAAGGAAACAGCGAAATGAAAGCAAACGACATCCAACTCACCCAAGTTGACACACTGGGTAACCTCTTGGCTCAAATTGCCGAGTTGACTAAACAAGCCGACGCCATCAAGGACAACATCAAAGACGCCGCCTCTGCTGGTGGCGCAAAGGTTGTCGAGGGTAACCTCTTCAAGGCAACCTACATCGAAACAAACCGCTCCAGCATTGACTGGCTTGGTTTGGTTGCCTCTAAGGTTGGCGTTGAGATCGCCGACAAAGAAGATGCCAAGGACTCTTGGAAAAAAGTTGCCATCAAACTTGGTTTTGATGCTGACAAAGAATTGCCAACAGCAATTGCCGCCAACACCAAAACGACCGCTGTGTTCAGCGTCAAGGTAACCAGCCGTTAATTAACCCAGCCCCCTCGGGGGCAACAGCGAAGGAGATCGACATGGACAACTTTACAGCGACAGGATTGGCAGAGGGCTTCATCGAGGCCGAAAGCGAAGAGCAGGTGATCGAGGCGTGGCAACACCTCGTCGACACTGGCCTCGCATGGCGTCTGCAAGGCTGGTTTGTCCGCACGGCCCAGCACCTCATCAACGAAGGCGTGATCAGCGCACCAGAGGTGACAGCATGAACTACGGCCAGTGGCACGCGACCTTCGTCAACAAGGTCAAAGAATACGACTGGTACACCTGCCGCCGGGCACTGTTCGATTGCCACGACACGCTGGCCCTGCACCGCGACCTGCCGACCGACGACCCGTACTACATCAAACTGTGGGCCGAGATCGACGCACTGCGTGAGCGTCAACTCAAACTCTCAAAGGTGGCCGCATGAGCAAACGAACATTGGGCCGGGTGCTGGCCGAGTTGAAAGCAATTCGCGCCCATGATATTTTTGTGGCAGATGCCATCAGTGAATGTATTGCCCTCATAGAGGCCGATTTGGCGCGTAAGAAGGGTAAGGGGCACCTACCCCCTCACCAATGGCATAGCGACACCTCCACAGCCGCCGCAGAGGCCATCGCGCCCAAGTTCGGCACGATGACGCGAGATGTGTTGTTGCAGTTGTCCCGGTTCCCGGAGGGCCTGACCGATGAGGAAGGTCAGCAGGCGGCAGGTATGCAGGGCAACTCATACCGCCCTTGCCGGGTGTCACTCATGGACAAAGGTTTTGTGGTCGACAGCGGCCACCGTAGGAAGACAGCCCAGCGCAAAGATGCGGTGGTTTGGACAGTAACGCCGGAAGGCTATTTGGCATTGGGGAATCTATGACATACAGCGACAAAGACATCGACTACATCAAAGGCTTTGACCACGGGTGCGACTACATCGTGGCCGAGATCGAGCGATATGCAAAGCAGTACAAGGGAGACAAGTTGCCCTTGGCTGAGTTGCTATACCACCTCAAGATGGAAGACAAGCCAAATGCCGATTGAGTCCGAATTCTGGCACGCCCTGCAAAGGGCGATAGCCGAGCGCAAGGCATTAGGGAAAGTACCTACAAAATAATTTCAAATATTTGTTGACATCGTTTAATTTGGTGTTATACTAACTTCACTGACACAGCAAATCGCATAGTCAGATACAGCGAAGGAAAGCGAAATGAGAGCAATCATCAAAGCGGCATTAAAGATCGACGAGTTGGCATACGACTTGGAATGCATTTCAAGCGACGACAAAAAAGAGATCAACGATTACACCGACTCCGAAATCTTGCACGAGGCCAAGCATACTTTGGGTCTCTTCTTAGACGAGGTCAATCCCCACTGGAACAACGAAGACCTGCGCGGGGAAAACGGGCCAGAACAGCAGGCGTGGGCGCGTGGCGAA